CTATTATCAAAGCTCTGGTGTAACTTAAGTGTCTTATAAACCCAGCTACGACAAAGGCGACTGGCGGGCCAGCTGTGGCGTCTGCGGTCGTGATTATAAAGCCACCACACTTCGTAAGAGGTGGGATGGCCTTATGGTTTGTCCTTCTGATTACGAGGTTCGCCACCCTCAAGAATTTGTAAGGGGTTCTGCTGATACTCAAGTCCCTCCGTGGACTAGACCAGAGTCCTCGGATACCTTTGTGCTGGCTTGTACTACCCGGACCTCTATTGTAGGGTATGCTAGTGCTGGTTGTATGATCGCTGGTAATTTGGTTAATCCCGGTGAGGTTCCTGCCTCTACCTTTACTCTATAAAACAAGATGACAACTAAAACATACGTAGATTACACAACTGTGGTAGATGCAGCCAGTCTTAACGACTTTGATGCTGCTGTCTATCAAGCTATTGGGGATGGTACAGCCCCTCCTATTACCTCTGCTGATGTAAGGACTAATCTAGGCCTCACTGCTAGTGGTGGTGCTGCTCTTATAGGTAATACCCCCGCAGGAACAATCGTAGCCACAAACCAACAGGCGGTTAATAACGAACTCGACGCAAAGCCAGCGCTACAAACCAATACAGCTTTCACCACCGCAGGCACTGCCACAGCCTACACGCTAACGCCTATTCCAGCACTGACCGCACTTGCTGCTAATCAGCGATTCCGTGTTAAATTTAACGCCACGTCCGGCGCGGCTCCAACCTTGGCTGTTTCCGGTCTGGTCGCTAAACCGCTGATGTATTACAACGCACTCGGCGCAAAAGTCGAGTGTGGCGCGACGAATATCATTTTAAACATGCTGTCTGATGTTGAATATGATGGCGTGGATTATGTGGTAATGGCACCAGCTGGGTCTAATGCAGCTACAGCCAACGCCATAGCCGCTTCCGCACTTGCCCAAGTGTACCCTGTAGGCTCAATCTACACATCCACCGCTGCGACAAACCCAGCTACTTTATTCGGCTTCGGCACATGGGCAGCCTTTGGCGCAGGGCGCGTCATGATGGGTGCTGGTGGTGTTTTCGGTGCGGGGACAACAGGCGGCTCTAACGATGCGGTTGTTGTTAGCCACACTCATACGGCAACGGTTTCTGATCCAGGGCACATCCACCGGAGCAGTGGTGCCACCGGGGGTGCTTTATCTGGATTTTCTGCGATAGATGGAGACAACGCCAACAATTTCGACACGACGGCAGCCACCACTGGCGTTACAGTAAGTAACAGCACAAATGGTGTTTCAGGCACAAACGCGAACCTCCCGCCGTACATCGTGGTCTATTTGTGGAACAGGACAGCATAATTACACGCTACCGTTTATGGTAAATAGCAATAAGAAAGGTAACTTATGCCAGTTCCAGCTTTGATTACAGAACTATCCACCACGACATCCTTAAACAGTCTATCCGGCTCTGATTCGCCCTCTAGTTTGGATGAATACCAACTTTATCCACACCATGCTTGCTGGCACTACGAGTGAAATTATCTTTCGTGTTCGAGCAGGGCCGAGCGCCCCGTCTACATGACATGGAAACTCAGGAGCACAAGCTGGCGTGAGTATTTCGGCACGAAAGATGGCAACTGGCTGCGGAAACAGCTTTGAAGGCGTTATAACAGGGAGTAATTAAATGTTTTTATCTGTCATAAAATATCTGGGACTGCTTGTAGTAAACCTAGTAGCAGATGTTGTTGGTTGGCTACTTAATCCTTTTGTCGTTCTCTTTGTGACCAAAGAAGAGAAATTGCCAACATGGTTAAGCTGGTTTGATACCCCAGACAATACGTTGGAGGGTGACATAGGCTGGCGTACTGAACACTGGCAATGGAGATTCAAACTTACTCCAATTCTTGCTAGATACGTAGGCAGAGTCGGCTGGTTATGGCGCAATAATGCTTACGGCTTCTCATTCACTGTGCTAGGTATAACAATCAAAGAAGGCTTCAAGCTCACAGTTGATGGTGATTATCGTGTGTCTAACAGGCCATTGCACGAAGGGCTAGTAGTTAGGTATCTGGTTCAGGATGGCAAGACTTATTTTCACTGGTACTATGTAAAGGCTTGGGGTACTAAAGATAGGTGCGTCAGAATTAACATTGGCTGGAAGCTATGGGGCGACTTAAGAGTTGGGGACAATCGGGCGTTTGTGATGAGTCCTAACCCATCAATGGGCTGGTCCAGGGTTGCATAAAATAAAGGGTATAAAATGAGTACTGTCTTTTCAGTGACTAGGGACCAGATTATTTCTAGTTCTCTTCGTAAGTTACAAGTATTAGAATTGGGAACAACTCCTGATGCTGATACCGTAACAAATGCTAGTCAAACCTTAAACATAATGATCAAGGCTTGGCAAACCCAAGGGATTAAGCTTTGGACTATCCAAGAGTATGCTGTTCCTTTGGTAGCTGCTCAGAATACCTACAAGTTAGGCACTACACGAGTTAAAGCAGGTACTGTGACCATTAGCCAGGCTACGCCTGCCCTTGTGACGTATGCAAGCTCTGGGTTGACCACAGGTACCCCAATTGTCTTCACGTCGACTGGTGGCCTCCCTACGGGCCTTACAATCGGTACTACCTATTATGTACGTACGACACCAACTGCGGATACCTTTACAGTAGCCCTTACAGTGGGTGGTGTGGCTATCAATACTAGTTCCGCTGGTACGGGTGTACACACAGCAACGATTACCACCCCAGTGGTTGTGGATGTAACTACAGATAAGCCCCTAAAGGTAATCCAAGCTTGGTTAAGGAACACTTCTGTAACTCCTAATATAGATACTCCTGTTCAGATCCTTTCTAGACAAGAGTATAATGTACTTGGCTCTAAGTCAGCTACTGGTCAGGTTAACAGTATCTGGTACGATCCAAGAGTCACTCACGGTGAGGTGAAGACCTACCTTACTCCTGATGCTACAACAGCAACTAATTACAGGCTCTATATGGTAGGTCAGCAACCTATTGGTGATATTCTTCTTAGTACAGACATACCAGACTTTCCGACAGAGTGGATGCAGGCTTTGGTGTGGGGTTTAGCTGATGAGTTAGCTATTGAGTATGGTTGTCATGTTAACCTTAGACAAGAGATTAACAATAAAGCAGAGCGTTACAAGAATGATCTAGCTGACTGGGATGTTGAAACGACCAGTACTTACTTCCAAGTAACAAATAGATAACAAAGGACGGGGATAAGATGCCAGTAGCACGATTACCTTTAGCTAGCCAAATAACCAGCAGACAACCAAGTACCGTAAGGGATGGGAGGTCGGTTAATGCTGTCTTTGAAAAGAGTGGGGATGAGTATCGTCTGATTAAACGACCAGGGGTACTGCCTTTGACCTTAGCCACAAAGCCTATTCCAGCTGGCACTGGTTATGGCCTTACTTCTTGGAGGGATAAGCTGGTTGTAGTTACTGGTAACTCTATCTATGATATAGACACAATTACTGGTACAGCCACAAGTATGGGAGAGGTCCAGGGAACTGCTCTTCCTCTTAGCTTTACTCAAACAGCTAATGATAACTTCCTAGTCTTTCATAATGGGGCTGACATATATGTTGTTGCTAAGTCAACCAACAAGGTTACTAAGCCTATATCTGGGTCTACTGTAGGCTCTATCTCTATTACTGATGGTGGTGGTACTTATGGTCTACCTAAAGCTGTTACTATTAGTATAGCTAGTCCTGCTGTAGTTACACAAGTAGCCCATGGTTTAGTTGTTAGGCAAGGTGTATCTTTTACTAGCTCTGGGGTGCTGCCTACTGGTATTACTGCTGGTATAACGTATGCTGTGTCTGCTACTGGATTAACTGCTGATTCTTATCAACTTGTCACAGTTGGCCTTACTCCTACTACTATTAATACCAGTGGAACACAACAACCAAGCCACTCTGTTTCGATTAGTCCTACTGTTGTCTTCTCAGGTGGAGGTGCTTCTACACAGGCTACCGGAACAGCTTTACTCAGTAATGGTGTTGTTAGGTCTATTACTTTAAGTGGTGTGGGGGTTGGGTATACTAGGGCTCCTACTATTACTTTATCTGCTCCTACTGATGTTGGAGTAACCACTACTGGAACTACCTTTGAGCTAGGAGTAGGGTATCCTGGGAGAGTGACCATAACCAATGGAGGTGGTTTCTATCAAAGTCCACCGACATTAACTTTCGGTGGATTCTTTGGGTTTCCTTCTACTACCTCTGGGTACTCTATATTAACAAATGGCGTTGTTACAAGTGTCGTTTTAGTAGCAAATCCAACTGGCGCCAGTTCAGTAACTTTTTCTGCTCCTACCTCTAAAACAGCCACCGCTAGTGCTGCTATGTCTAGTACCATTACAGGACCGTATGCCTTTGGTATTGAGTATCTAGATGGCTATATCTTTGT